CAGAGCTATTTCTGCCTGTGTTTTCTGCCCTTTTATGTCAATTTCCTTCTGTTTAAGAGCAATTAACGGATCTGGTGGGGCCTCTTCTTCCGCACCGCCGCCCGCGATCTGCTGGCTAAGTTGCCTTACAGCCGTTATTTCCTGGGCGATGATCTGGGCGGTCATGGCCTCAATTTGCAACATCTGGTCTTCAGTAGCCGGTTCCCCCTGGGTTTCTTGCACAAACTGAATTGCGGCCTGCTCACGGGCCTTGAGTTTGATGTGTTCCAGGACGTGTTTTTGCAAGGAAACTACCACGTTGGGTATTTGCTGCACCATCCCGCCTGCCATAAAGGTTATATGCGCCATGATGTGGGCGTCATGGGCCTGTCCCTCAAACGCTTTAAGCTCTGTATCCTCCAAAGAGTCCACGTTTTCCTGTGCAGGGTCCTTGGGTTGGGGCTGTTCCAGCTCCGGGGCCTTCAGGATACTGTCAATGTCCCGTACCCCGAGGGCTTCATACATCCGCCGGTAGGCTTCCTGGGTGTTATGCAGGTCAGGCGCTTGCAGGGCCAATTCCAGTTGAGACTGTGCCAGAGCAATACGCTGCGCCTGTGAGAAAATGTTGGGGTTGGAGACGGGAAGGACATCTACGCGGTCATCAAAATCCTCCGCCATGATGTTCTGTTCTCCGCCCGCCACCGAATAGGGATACTCCTGGGGCAGGAACTCGTGCATTACCCGCGCCAGGATCTTGAATTCCTTACGCATGGCATAATGCAGCCGCTTGTGAACCGCACTCATTACCCGTGCGCCCTGCTCCAGCATAGCCACCGTGGTGCCTACCGCTGCCTGTTGGTTGCCATCACCCACTTTCATGTCTGTAATGGTGGCAAAGCGTTGCGCGGCATCGACTACAAAGCCCAGTAACTGGAACAGAGTCTGATCGGGGCCCTTGAAAGGCAACGGCATCAGGCTGTCGCGGATCGCGCCTCCCGGTGCGTCCACATCCCGGAACTCGCCCGGTTGGATCGGGTCGGCATCGTCCCTGACCCGTAAGCCGCGAGCCTTGAAACCTGCCGGTAGGTTGGAAAGCGTACCCGCATCAATCAACTGGCGCAGTGCAGCAGTCGCGGTTCGGGATAACCCGCCAATGGTATGGATAAGACCGAGGCCATAGAAGCCAAAACCAGGCAGGAACTTGTAATGAACAAAGTAGGCTATCTTCTCTTTGTTGGGATCATCTTCACGGTAATTACGCCGTATGGACAGGATGTCCCCCATCTCTTCGCTAATGGTCACAATGTAGGGTAATTTGATGCCCGTGTCCTCGTCGGCATCATCCCGGTCCTCGAAACCTTCAAGATCTAGTTCCACGTGGAACTCTAGAAGGTTGACGTCATAGTTCATATAGGAGGGCTTAACCCCGTCTATACTGTCTATTTCTTTTTTTACTTCGTTTTCAGTGACTTGCGAAGGCTCCAGCGGAATGTCCCGATAAAAGCCGGACACTTGCTGTTTTCTGAGGTCATTATGGGAGATAGGCACTACATGGGTGACTATCGGACACGTCTCCAGGCTGCTTGTCTCATAAGGCACCACCAGGTTTTCAGCCGGCACAAAGGTGCTGACCGGACGATCCAGTGCCGCGTCATAGTAAATCTTCTTGAAAGTGGAACCGGCCAGGGGCAAATAAAACAGCATCTGGTCAGTTTCTGGGGTGTACTCTTCCATTACACTGGTTAAGTAGTAATTCATAAACTCCTTAACCCGTTGAGCCTGCTGCTCTTTTTTCTTGTCCGGCGCTCCCATGACCAGGGTTCTTACCGGGCCATCAGGAGGAAGTAATTCGTTGTATGCCTGCGCCTGGAACTGGGTAGCCGCCTCGGCCAGGAGGGGATGGGTTACGCCGGTAGCCCCGCGAAAGGGCTGGGTTCTCTCTTCGTATTTAAATCCCAGTAATTCCAGACCCTTGGAGTAAGTGTCTTCCCAGTCATGGCGCGTTTCCTTGTTACTTTCATACTGGGCTTGAAGGTCATTGGAGATGGCCCCTAAAACCCCGTCGTCCATCTCCTCGGCCAGGTTGCGGGAGAAATCCCCTTCATCTATGGGGATATCGGCCTGCGGGTCAAAATCAACGGTAACGCCGCCATCCTCTTCAGCCAGGATCTCTATGTCCAACTGACCTTCCAAGATACCAGTGGAATTAGGGACAGCGAATTCTATGTCCTCCTGGATCTCCAGGATCTCCGGGGTTTCCCGGAGCTTTTCCACCATAGGCGTGATGCCTTCGTCACCATTAGCCATGCTTTAGTCCTTTCTGTCCATGATACGCGCTATAGTGGAAAGCATCTCATCACCGATCTCATCCGCAAACTGCCCCAAACCTGCATGACGCATGAGCCGTGAATCAGAAGCATTCTGCCGTTGTCCAAGCCTGTCCTCTACCTCCCCGCCGTGCGCGAAACCGCCTTCTTTTACTTCTCCACCTTTCGCTCCAAAGCCCCCATAGCCGCCTCCATACTTATTTTCTCCTCCAAAGGCGCCTTCGGCCCCTCCACCCGATGCGCCAGCGGCAGTACCCGCCGCGTAGCCAAAACCGCCTCCCATGCCTCCTGCGCCAAAATAAACATCATTGATGTTCGGCACAGTAGTTGGAATGGCAGGACCGCCCAGGGTTGGCCCAACTACCCCAATATCAGGACCCAGTGAATAAGGGTCCTTATTGGTGCCAAGTGGGTCGGTGCCAAGGGCGGATAATCTAGCGTTGGCGGCATTGTCCAGCTCTGTCAGATCAAGATTAGGGTCTAGGGAAAACTTTCCTGAAGTAGTGCCAACAGGAACACAGGCCATGTAATATTCATTCCACTCCTGTCCGGTCAGTAATGCACAGGCTTCTTTCTCGGCGGCAAACCGGTCTACAGTAGCCGCAGGTACACAGACGTTGTTTACGCTATCCCATGTTGCACCTCCTACTGTATCCCTACACGTAGCTTTAGCTGCTGCGAAGGGATCGGCACACCATACGTCCGCTGTCTCACCAACAGGAACTTGCTGACCTTCTTTATATGTTCCAACGTCACAAAGGGTCGGGGTAACAGTAACAGGAACACAGGCGCCGGTGGCGGCATCCCACGTTTCCCCTGTCCCACAATTACAAAAGGAGTCTTCTGTCTGGCCGGCCGGGATCGCCATCCCTGCCTTGTCCGTTCCGACAGAACAGGTGGGTGGGGTAACAGTATCAAGGACACAGGAGTTAGTGGCAGCATCCCACGTCTCCCCTGTCCCACAATTACAAAAGGAGGCCTCTGTCTGGCCGGCAGGGATCGCTATCCCTGCCTTGTCCGTTCCGACAGGGCAAGTGGGGGTTGGGACAAGGACTTGGGCACAAGCCTTGTCCTCCAGATCCCATTCCGATCCCGGCGGACAACCGTCACACCAGGCGAGTGGCTGACCCTCGGGTATATTCTGTGCTGCCTTGACTGTTCCGGGAGGACAGACAGTGGGGGTGACCGTATCAAGGGCACAAGCCTTGGCCTCCAGATCCCATGTTTCCCCATCCGGGCAACCGTCACACCAGGCGTCCGGCTGGCCGGCAGGGATAAGCTCCCCTACTTTGGCTGTTCCACCCGGACAGCGTCGTCCTGCTACCTCGCACTGTTCCGTGGAGCTGTTCCATGCCATGTCCGGCGGACAACTACAAAAGGAGGCCTCTGTCTCATCATCAGGGATAATTACCCCTGCCTTGTCCGTTCCGACAGGACAGGTGGGAGCAGCTACTGTGGTATCACACCAGGTATCGGGCTGATCATCAGGTATAGTATCTCCTTCTTTAACCGTGCCAGTGGGACAGATCCGGTCTTCACAGGCGTTAGTGGAGCTATTCCATACCTGCCCCGTTGGACAATTACAAAAGGAGTCCTCTGTCTCATTATCAGGGATAATTACCCCGGCTTTAGAGGTTCCGACAGGACAGGTGGGGGTGGGCGCGTCTAATTCACACTTCTGCTGTGTATCATCCCAATGGTAGCCAGTTGCACAGCACCAGTCCTGTGTCTGCCCCTCGGGTATTTCCTGGTTTTCTTTAGCCGTTCCGGCGGCACAGGTATCTACGGGAACCTCTGAACACCAGTCCTCTGTCTCGCCTGCAGGGATCTCCTGGTTTTCTTTAACCGTTCCAGCGGGACAGGTTATAGGTGTATCACACCACTCGATTGTCTGGCCCTCGGGTATTTCCTGGTTTTCTTTAGCCGTTC